CCTTTGCCTGCTTGAAGAATGGCGCGATATAGAAGAATAAGCCCATTCCTTTGTCGAACCGCATGGCTTTGTCCAGCAACTCCATGATCGCCAATTCCGTCTTTCCCGCTCGGCGGTGCAGAACAAACACATTGAACCGCTTTAGGGCGTAGTGGCAGTTGCGTTGCCATTCGCGAGGAGAGTAATCCACTGCTAGATGCGTGTTGCTCATGTGATCTGTTTAGCATCGGGCTTCCGTCCTGTGATGGCATCGGGCTGCGGAACGCCAGTCACAACGGTCAGGTTAATGCCGCCTTGATGTTCCACGGCCGTGCGATCACCGTAACGCTTCGGGTTCAGTTTCATTGCCAACCATTGCAGGGTAGATACCTGGTTGCGGATGTGGTTCACGCTGGCAGAGTCGAGCGCGCCAGTCACAGGGTTGCGTTCAGGCTCAGAAGTGGATAAATCCCTCATTTCATCTATCCAAACATGTGCTTGGAATGCCCTTGCGCGCATATACTTGTTCTCGAAATCCTCGATTTCATTCAACCATCGCATAATAGTTGCAATGCTTGGCATCGCTTTATCTTTGCAGATAGTTCGTAAAGATTCCCCTAAAGACAACCTATGGCAAATCTCATCTGCTAATTCAACTGAATATTTGCAAAGCGGGCCAGGTCTTACAGAATCAAGCAGCCGCGAAGGTTTGGTTACTTTAGCCATCAATTACCCGCCATTCATGCGGCGCCTGTCCGCGTATAAGATATTTGCATATTTTCTGAACTGTTGACTTTCCAATTCCAAGCAACTTGGAAATCCGATAATACCCAAACCCTTGCGTTTCATGCAGTTGCCTGATTCTATCAACTGTTGCTTCTGGAATCCGCGCTCTTTGGTGCGTTGCTCCGATTCGATAACCATGTTCATTGAGTGCAATCTTAATTCTACTCATTATGCGAAGCATACATATTTCCAATGCATAAAGTCAACGCTTATGCACTCAATCTAGATTTATCAATTGTAGAAATGTCTTTCCAAGCAGTCACTGGTGGAAACCAACATGGATTGTTGTGAGCGTAATACCACTCGTCTTGCTTTGCTTCTTCCGCTTCAAGCCATCCCCAAATCTTAAATGTCCGTTTGCAGTTCTCGCTGGCAATGACTGCAATTACCATTCTCTTGTCTTGTGGCTTTACCTTTGGCTTACTGACTCTGAATGGGCTGGTTCTTACTTCGCACGACAATCCCAACAAATCGGATTGATTGAATGTGTCATACCCAGCGCCCCAATAAACATTCAAATACTTGGCTACGGCTGCTTCCCCACATGCACCAACAATGCTGTTGTACCAAGATTGGCCAACATAACTTTCCTTAAATGTGTTTACATCTGTTCTCCAATCAGAATTCAACTGCCTAAGAAATCCTGTGTAAGCGGCGTTATGAAATTCATACTTTTCTAGTTTTATAATAGGGTGATTCATGTGATTGTTCCTGTACATATCAATCAAACTTGGTCGTCTTGCACTCCCACCAAAAATGAACCATCGATGCGCGGCCATCAAAGTACAGCGGGCAATGGTCTGGCGTGAAGAAAGATTCTGTGCTGCAAGCCAGGCAAACAAAGATCAAGTCTTCTGGTCTGTATCCGTAATTGTAAAGTTGCGATCTGATCCGCGTAAAGTTGCCACCAGTCAGGCACCCTGAGTCTAAGACGATCAACTTGTGATATGGGTCAAGTTTGTCAGGATGTAAAACAACTTCAAACTCGTTCTTGTATGGAATGTCAACAGGTTCAATTGGCATCGGCTCGCCTGTCTGTGTCAGTCGATGCGCCAGCACCTGGGCGAACAGTCCTGAGTACTCGTAACTCAGTTGCAAGATGGCGATCTTCTGATCACCGTCAAGCCACTTCGACCTGCGGATCGAGTCAGCCACATTGTCAATCAATTTCAGTTCCCAATTCTGTCCAATCAGTAGTGAATCCATGTCATGCTCCATTCTATTAAATGCCCTAGGATCAATTCTTTACTTTGGTAATACCTACAGACCAATTATCGCCACGAACGCCGTGGCTGTCATCTAATGCGATTCTGTGACCACAGGATCAAGATACCGTCCACCGTTCAGCCAAGTTTGTGGGTGAGCAATGTATTGTGGCTCGGTTGCTTTCTTGCGACACTCGTCAGCAAACAAGTTGACTTTCTCGATCATGTACTCGATGGCGTCACCAGCGTCTAGCAAGTCGTGTTCGATAGCCACCAAGTCACACGCTTTGCGAATCAGCGCAAGCGACTTCAACTTGCCAACCTTGCGTGGGAAGCATTCCCACACTCGTTCAATCTCGGATGCTGGGATGCTCTTTGCTAACTTTTTCTTTTCAAACTCTGGCTCGACGGCGGAGCCGTTGAGCGTATGTTTTAATTCTGTAAATTCGCTTTTGCTATCGCTTTGGCTATCGTTATCGCTATCGATGGCATCGTTCTGCAATGCATCCGCAATGCGTCCGCATTGCATCGGCATTGCATCTGCATTGCGTCCGCATTGCTCAGGATGCCATCTAGCCATAGCAGCAAGACGCGCTAATTCTGACTTCTTGTCATCCCTGCAAATGGCGTTAATCCTAATTTCTTCGCATCTTATGTTGCGGATCAACCCATCCTCGCACATTTTAAATTTAGGTTTGATCAAATCCCAATGCTTTGATGTGCCTGGCGCAATGCTGTTTAACACATCTTGGTTGGCGTTTAAACCGCCTCCAGTGTATTGCTCGCACAAAAGATAGAGATACGCCAGCGCTGCCTCGGCTGGCCACCCTCTAGTTGACCATGCAAACCGTTGAAAGAAGAACGGCATATAGCCCAGAGTCTTGTGCTTGTTGTCTGACAGGCTCATGATTGCACCCCTTTAATGTGATTCCAACAACACTTTGCAAAGTATTTAAATTTGCTGTTAGGTGTTGAATGCCACGGCAATGATTTAATTGTTGCAACGGCAAACATAAGTGCGTCTGCTGGTTGCATTTTTTGAATGATACGCCTAACGCCATTCAAATAAGATTTTCGAACAGAATCACAATCGGAACCATATAAAACATGAAATATAGACCAACAATCTTCTTCTATTCTATCGACTTGGTTCTGAACAATTTTACTGTATTCAGACAACTGTCTTTCACTTTCTTTTATTCTTTCCGCTCTTGCCTTTAATGATTCTGGAATTACAGTCAAAGATTTATCTGATTTTCCGCGATTACAATCCATACAAGCAGTAGACAGATTTTCAATTGCACTATTTCCGCCTTTAGAAACTGGAACAATATGGTCAATTTCTAAAACCACATCAGGTGTTTTCCGTCCACAATAAACACAAGTAAATCCATCACGCTTAAATACATTAAAGCGTAATCTTTTTGATACAGGCTCGCGCAATTGCTTTGATATACTCACGCTATCTCCTCTGCGGGTTCAAGCCGCTAATGGGGTCAGAAACGGCTCAGGCTACACACCTGGGCTGTTTCGCTTTCTAGTCTAACTTGCTGGTCTTTACGCTGCAATGCTTGTTATCAATCACTATTGGATAATGCCTAAGACAGCACCGCGCCTCGTCTTTGATCCACTTGGGCGTTCCCTTGACGATCAGCAACTTGTACAAGAATTCGCGTGTCATCTTGAGTGCGTTGACTTCTTCGTGTGGAAGTGTCATTTCTTCACCTTCATCGATTCCTCAATCAGACTGCGAACCTCCGCAATCCACAGCAAGCGTTCGTCAGGCGATGCATAGGTCTGGCATCTTTCCTCAAACGCCTTGCCGCTGGCCGTGCTGGCGCCAACAGACACAGCGCTGCCTGTAACGCTGTTGCCAGTCAGGCTCCGCATGGCATCAAAGATCAATGTGCGCGCCGTGATCGCATCCCTTGATCGCTCTTGCGATGAGGATGGATATGCAAACCCACGCCGCGCCAACGCAATTTGAACTGCTGCGTTTACTTTTTCGATTGAATACAAACCACCCATTAAGACACCTTGAGTACTTTCTGCTTGCTGTGAAGCATTGCAAATGGTAGCGATTGACCTGCTTCTAGCGTTGCGCGGATCAGTTCCTTGTTGGGAACGACCGTTGTCACCGTGGTGCTGAACGCCTCAGGCACATCTCCGACGATCTCCAGCGCTCGTACTCCGCCAGGCGTAGCAAGCGTTACCTTGTGCCGTGGCGTCTGAATCGATGTGGCACCACTAGACTCCAACACGCGAGTGATCTGACCTTTCATCCAGTCTGCAATGGCTTGGTCACGCTTGCCCAAATCGGCAATGCGCTTGGATTCCTGTTTGCGTCCTGCTGCACGATGTTCAATCTCGCTTGCGATAGCCAGCAGATCGTCTATGGCAGGAGCCAGGTCTGTGGACTGTGATGCAAGCCAATCGATCTGGCCTTCTACCGCGCTGATGTCGCCACCGTTGGCTTCGCTGGCTGCAATTAACTCTTCCAATGCCACCGCTGCTGCGGACGCTGTAAAGACTCTTTGTGTAATGCTGTTCATTGTGTTTCCTTGTAAGAGCGGGGCTGACCGAATCCGTCGAGACGCGGCCAGCCCCTAGGTTTTTAGAATGGAATTTCGTCAATGTCAATCGGCTTCGGTTGAGGAACTTCCTCTTCCGCTGGCACTGTGACCTCATCACTGAGATACTCGCGCACACCGTACAGCGTGATCCCCTTCTCGTTATTCACCGCTAATAGTTGCATCCTGCATTCCGCATCAATTGCATTTAGGCAGCACTCAACAATCTTGTCA